GCGGCTCTTGATAGCAAGGACGTTACAAAACTAAGTCAGTATATCTCTAAAAACAGAGATATGGTGGACAGGGTTTTCACGTCGCCGGGGGAGCAAAAGTTTATCCAAGCTTTGGAAAGATCTTCAAAAATCTTGGGTAATGTTCCTTCAGGAACGGTTATGGACCGTGCTGTCCTTGATCGTCTTATGAAGGGTGACCTTTTCACTATCCTGCACGGGAAAGTCAGCGGAAAGCTTGGTGAGGCAGCGGCTGGCGTCGCCGCTGGTAAACTCATCGGGGTTGCCGCCCCGGTTGCTGCTGGGTTGGAGGCTGTTACTGCTGGTGCGGTAAGCAGCGGTTTCTTCCCAAAAGCTCAGACAATTATATCCAATATCGTTTATGGCACGACTAGGGAGCAAGCAATTGAGGCTCTCAATCGTGCTATGCGAGATCCTGCGTATATGCAGCTTTTGCTTTCTAAGCCGACCATTGAAAACTCTATGAGGCTTATGAATAGTTTCGTTCCATATGTTGCTGGTCAGGCGGCGACTAGAGGCGTCTTGGGGTCGCGCGACCTGACGGCGGAGAAACCGCAAGAAACTACCGATCAGGCTTATGAGCGTTTGGTTCGCGAAGGCCGAATTCAAAGAGCTTCTGGTGGTCGGATTGGCGCTCAAGGTAAGGCTTTCAACCTGATCAAGGCAGCAGAGCTTGCCAAGCGTCGGATCAACAAAGAAACTGAGCAGATTCTGGACAAGCCTGACGAAACGGTCGTAAAGGCTTTGCAGGTCGCCAACCGTAACCTTGAGGGCTGAACATGGCAAATACCCGAAACAAAGATTTAGAGAGGCCCGCAAGAAATAGTTACGTTGACGAGTGGGATCTCCCATTGAATGGCGACATGACCATTTTGGATTTTGCGTTGGGTTCTACCCAAGATTATAACGCGACATCCGGGTCACAAACTCTCACCACATATGATCCGATAACCAAAACTCTGCTGCCTTTTAGCTACATTCCTTCATTTATCAACGTCACTGGAGCTATGTCGGCGAACGTAACGTATACGCTTCCTTTGGTTGCGGGTAATGGCGTTGGCGGTATGTGGGTTGTTTACAATGCCACGACTGACGCATCGGGCGGCCCGTGGACAGTTACCTTTGCCCTCACGGGCGGCACGGACACTGTAGAAATTGAGAGAGGCACACGCACTCTCATCTACAGCAATGGCACGACTGGCGTTTATGCGGTTAATAACATAGCCGCAGACAACAGTGTTGACACGGCTGCGATCCAAACTGGCGCTGTGACGTTCCCTAAGCTTGCTACATCTGCTTTAGCAACAGGCCCTCAGTATATAGCTGGGAATCTTACAGCCACTTTTACGGCATCTATTATTGCCACAACAATGACAGTAAGCGCCGTAGCTTCTGGCACAATCATTGTTGGCATGACGTTAACAGGTTCCGGTATAACGGCTGGAACAACCGTAACTGCATACGTTGGCGGTACTGGCGGGGTTGGAACTTATACCGTCAGTGTTTCTCAAACCGTTGGATCTGTAACTGTTACGGGCGCGAGTTCAAATAGGGTTTTGCCAATTTATTCGGCGTGGGACTCTACTGCTTATGTGACGTTGACAGACGGCGCTACTATCACGCCTGATTTTGCGCTTGGATATAATTTCCAAGTTACAATTAATGGAACGCGAACACTTGCGGCTCCAACCAATCCAAAGCTCGGTCAGAGCGGATTGATTTTGGTGACTTGCGGAGCGCCTGCAACGGCTACAGTTGTTGGAACAATCAATACCCCCGGAAGTGATCCGCTTGTTGCGGGAACAACTTTGACAGTTACATCCGTTTCTTCTGGAACGCTTACTGTTGGAACTGTTCTTTCCGGAACTGGTATCACGGCTGGAACGACAATTACGGCTTTTGGCACGGGCTCTGGGACGGTGGGAACTTATACTGTCAGCCCTTCTCAATTGGTTTCTTCAACAACCATCACGGGAACAACTGGCAGAACGCTGACATATAACGCCGCTTATAAGTTTCCCGGAGGGGCTGCGCCGGTGTTTGACACTGCATCTGGAAGGTTGAACATTTTGACCTATTCAGTCTACTCCGTGTCACCTCTAAATATTGTCGTAAGCTGCCTTAGCGGGGTCAGATAATATGCTGCCGGGGATAATGAACCCTATTTTGCTTGGTGCTAATGCGGTTGTTCCAAGCACGCAGACATTTTCCTCTGCGGGTGTTTTTTCGTTTGTTGTCCCCAACTACAATACCATTACTTTCACCATGAATGGTGGTGGTGGTGGAGGTGGTGGCTCTCAGGGGAATGACGGATACAGCGGCACATCGGGAACAGCCGGTGGAAATACGACTGTTTCATTTGGTGCAGTTTCGCTGATTGCTGGTGGTGGCGGCGGTGGTGCAGTTGGTTTTTATCGCGGCAACAATGGCGCTGGCGGCGCAGGCGGAACCGCATCTGGTGGACAAGTAAATACAAACGGTAATCCCGGCACTACTGGCTTCAACAATTCAAACGGCGGCTCATCTCCAAACGGAGGTGCAGGCGGTTTAGGTGCAAATAGAGCTCAAGCTGGTTCTGGTTCTGCACCGGGTGGTGGTGGCGGCGCTCCATATTTGTTTTCGGGCGGCAGTTCTTCTTTCACGCAATCTGGCGGCGGCGGCGGTGGTGGAGCATATGTTTTTGCGAGCTATTCAGCGGGCTCCGGGCCTACACCGGGCTCAACTATATTGCTAACGGTGGGTGCTGCGGGCGCTGCTGGCGCTCCTTCTCTTGGAGCTCCGGGACCGGGTGCTGCCGGTAGGATTATTGTAACCGTATCTTAACTTTATTTTATCAACGTGGAGTCAGAGAGACGGGGGCAAAACAAATATATTTTTCGCCTGTCTCATGATCTTGCCTGCACTCAAGATACACCTTGTCGCGGTGTCGCGGGTTATTTGTATATATCAGATCTCCATCGCCATCTTCATAGCAGTAGCCATATGGCCTATCTTCTTCTCGGCGGCGCAGCCATCCATAGGTCCAGTGCCAGCCATGTGAGATTGGTTTGTCTTCCATATCCATTCCTCATCTTTTCTTGAATTTTGGAGCCGTATTTGGGACATAACAAAGTTTATAATGTTCGGCGCAGTAAGACGATTGATCTTTGGGCTTTCCGCAAAAAATATAGTTGGCTGCTTTCCCTTCGTTAAGGATGAACCTGCAAGAATTATTTTTCAGTTCCCAAATAGATATTGGGAACCCAAACTCTTGCTGGTCTCTATCCTTAATCATCTAGCGCCCCCTGCGCCTTTCAGTTGGACGCTATTGGGAGAGGGTTGTACCGAGCACCCTCTCCCATACTCACGCTACGCTTACAGGCTTGTCGGCAAGATCGCTTTCTCTACAGCGTCTTGCAGATTTTCTTCATGAGTTTTTGGCTTGTTTATAGGAGCGAATCTTTTAGCAAAAGCAGCAATTTCTTCCTGCTCTGCGGTGCTCGTCTTAACATCCACAAACTGTGCGGCGAAGGACATATAGTTGATTGTATCTACATAATTATCCGCATGAGTTGGGTTGGCCGCCATACGAGCCATTTTCGTCGCAACGTGTATCAGGACGATCTCATATGGGGTGATAACCCTATCAAGCATGGCTGTTGCCATCCGCGATGCGCGGTCAAACAGTAGGTCTTCTGGGCCGTATTGGACCCCTCGGTCCTTCAATGTCACGATGGCTGAGTTCAGTACGTCCTTGTGATTCATCGACATCATAATCCCTTTCAAATTCTATGAACTGTTGCACCTTGCCTATGTGGTAGGTGTTTATCACTATGTCGCCGCGATCCAGCCAACTGGGTTCACCGCGTAGGTTCTTCTGGCGGTATAGCTGACGACACAGGATAAACTCGTTTTCGTTGAGATCTTCGCAAAGCTCTGCAACCGACTCTGCCGGGTACTCAACGGTAACCTGATGAACTGCATAGCCCTGCGCGCTGGGCATGTTCATTGTGAATAGGAATTTCATGGTTCCTTCTTTCTGCTTATGTCCTTGAAGACTGCGTATTCTATCGGGCAGCAATAGAACTGCTCTGGTCTACCAGTGGTCTTCGGTATCAATTCTTTCACATACCAGTGTTCTTTAGTGTCGGTTTTGATGATCGCGATATGATCCATATCGGAACTAACCAAAATGTAGGCTTCAACCTCTTCAATGCCCCTATCAACGGCTGCCTTGTTAGATACAATCGGATCTCCATAAGGCCAGTCCATTGCGCTCGTGAACTTAACAGAAAGACCCTTTGCCTCAATACGTTTTCTAGGGCTGCCTTCTTTTGTTATGAACAAGTCGCCATCATCAAAAAAGTCTTTTGGATCTTCATTCTCTTTGCGGATCTTCATTGGTGGGATAGCGATGTAATAACCGTATTGATGCAGCCATTCCGCAACGCGGAACAGCGCCTGTCTTGATCCAATTAGCCTCTTTTTGAATTGCTCATGGTTATTCATCTGTATCTCGCCTAACGATAGATCCATCCATTTTGCGTTTTAACTTGGAATGACGACCGAACGGCATAGGTGTGCGGGATTTCTTGGCCCCGATGTGCCGCTGATGGATACGCTTCACCTTTGCTATGAGGGGAGCATCAACAGTAGCAGTGTGATGACGATGACAACGCCGATGAGCAACGAGCCAGTTATCAGCACTATCAGATCCGCCAGCTTCCAAAGGAATTTCGTGTGATACATCCCAATCTTCTCCCGGCACAACTTTCATGCTGCACAAGTGACAGACGCCACCGTGCCGCATGAAAATGTCTGCCCTCATCTTAGCTGTTATTCGGACACGTTTCACTGAACCGTGCCTTGATTCCAATTACACATCTCTGCCTCACTGAGGCCAGAAATAGATGTGACCATAGACGCAGTAATCGCGGCAACGGCCTCTATCGCTCTCGCTTCTGATGGGGCTGTTGAGATTATGATTTCTACTATACCGCAAGTAAGTGCCAACAGGCATTCTCGCGTTTTATTTCCTTGCAGAACCTCAAGCAACTCATCCTTGAGAGCAATCGTTGCCTCGTCAGCTTCTTCCAACTCAATTTCAAATTTCTTTTCCATGGTATCCTCACAGTTTCATTTCTGCGCGACGGGTGGCTTCTTTAGATTGCCATTCGCTGAATTGCATTCTGATGTATTCTAATTGAACCTTGAGCAGGGAAGCCTGCTTCCGGGCGTCAACCATTCTATTGATATAACCGTCCCACATATCCGATGCTTTGACGGTCATCTCAGCCTTTGAGACCGGCATATCTCCAAGTTCAGCCATGTTTCGCGACAGGAAAGCTGATTTGCTTTCCTCCAGCAGATTGGCGGCGGCATCAGCATCGACCCATCGCTTGGCAATGACCCGAAACTGTTCAGAGAGTGGCGCGTCGTTGCTCATCAGAAAGGTATAGAATCATCAAGATTGCTGGGTGTCTGCTTCGGAGCAGAACTTGTTCCCTGTGGCTGCTTCTCTTTGAATGCAAAGGAGATCCACTTATCGCCGTTCTTGTCTTCCTTTACCCAAGCGTTGACCCAGACTTCTTTGCCAAAGATCAGCGCAGAGCCGGTCAAATTAGGGCTGGTGTCGCGGTCCCGCTTCTTATTCTTAAAGACCGAGCCGCTCATATCTTTCATTTCGTATGCCATCAGACTTCCTCTTTGTAGAGTTTATTGAGAGTGACGATTTTCTGATCTAGTTCGGATAAAAACTTCTCAACTTCCCGCTCTAGTTCAATGATTGTTTCGGCATTCCTGTGAACCCGGAATATAAACACCTGCATGTGCGAGGGCATCCGAGGGTCATAGCTGACAAAATCGCACCATTTGCGGCCCGTACACGCCATTTGCCACTGCATCTGCGTTTCGTACTTGCCGGGGACAGCATCGCTCATCAGGGTTTCAATGTGCGTGGCCGTATTTGGGCATTTTATTTCTATGAGACCGTGATCGCCGATCAGCCCGTCAGGAGACGCACCGGCCATGGTGATGTCTGGGTGGGGTACGAAGCCGATCTCCTGCACCAGAAGCCCGGTCTGGGCCTCATATGCGCCCCTCGCGGCAGGCTCTTGCTCCGTACCCCACGCCATTGCGGCATTCTGATAGGAATCCCCCTGCTTCCCGGTCAGACGCTCACAAATCAATTGCGCCATGTAGTTAGCGCGCGACGCTCCGTAACCCGTCTTGGTCCGAGCGATGACATCAGCGACCCGGCTGGCGGTTACTTTGCCAAGCCGAGCAGCGAACCAATCCGCAGTTCTTTGAAGCTGTTCGCTCATGCTACAGGCTCTCCTTCTTCAGCCTTTCGTGCGATTTCTTTCAACTCATTGATGGACGACTGAAGGGCTGCGCGTTCATCCGGCAAAAGCTCCTGCCAGAAATTGCGCAGTGATTCTGTACCCTTCACGGCTGCCTTTTGAGCATTGGCCATGAGCGCCTTAGATGGCTTAGGTGCTTCAACCTTCTGAGTAGTTTGCTGAGTTGCAGCGTTGCCATCGTCGTCCTCGGCAGCCAAATTGAGGATGGAAGAGAGGCTGTAGCGTCGGCAATACGTCAGCGCCGAGCCCACCGCCTGAGCGGTCATTTGGCCGACCGGCATACGCAGAGTTTCGGCTATGAACTCGCCAGACTTGTGCATGAGCATGGTCTCAACCTCAACTTCCTTTTCAAGGAAACGGGGAAGCTGAACCACCGAAAGATCGTTAGTCGCAAGCGGCTCACGGATTGCTTCCCGCAAAGAGTTGAGGTCGGCGTATTTGCTTTTGAAGTGTGGATTGACGTTGCCTTTGGCGGCTGCATCGATCTGGCCCTGAGCTTTGGCAAGCGCCTCCGCAAGCTGGGCAATAGAATCAGACATTTTCATTGATTGCTCCTTTTTCAAAATCAAACTTGCGCCTCTTCTACATCCTTGAGTTGAGGCTTGTCAAGAAGCGTTCAGTCGTTTATTCAGTGGCTATGAAGAAAGATCCTGCTCTTATCGACCTCATCGTCCGCGTCGGCTCCATGTCGGAGATCGCGAAGGCTCTCGGTGTCACCCGATCTGCCGTACACTATTGGCGGCAAGTTCCGATCAAGCATGTTCATGCGTTGGAAAAGATCTACAACATTCCTCGGCAGGCTCTGCGGCCTGATCTGTACGGAGACGGTCATGGAAAAGAGAAAGATCTCGCCGGGGATAGTGCTTCTGCACTGGCAGAGCGGTCTTTGCACGGCTGACATAGCCTTGAAACTGGATGCCCCGGAGGCCGAGGTTTACCGGGTTTTGAGAGATGCCTTAGATCGTCGCCGGAGGGCTTTCCGTGTTAAAGTTGATACTCCCATTCCCCCCATCGGTGAACAGGCTTTGGAGGACTAAGAAGACTGGCGGCATGTATCGCTCAGATGAGTATGCGTCTTGGCGCAAACACGCTGAATGGGCTCTTGTTGGTCAGACGAAAGGCAAGAAGATCAAAGGGCCATATGCTCTTGAGATCATAGCTGTGAAGCCTGATAAACGCCGCCGGGATTTGGGCAATTTGGAGAAGGCCGTCAGCGACATCCTGCAACACGTTAAAATCATAGAAGACGACTATCTCTGCCAAGACCTTCATATGAAATGGGCCAAGACCGGCCCAGAATGTTTGATATTGATAAGGGAACACAATGGGGAAGAGGTCTGAATTTGCGCGCGAGCGCATGGATTATTATGCCACGCCATATTCAGCCGTGAAGCCTCTGTTGGCTCATCTGGAGCCCCAGACGTTCTATTGCGAGCCCTGCGCCGGGGAAGGAATCCTGATCGGCCATCTATCGGCTGCGGGGCATCGTTGCCTCTCGGCGTTTGATGCTGGAACTGGCCCCTATCCCCGGCATGATGCTTCATGGATCACCGAAGGGGATCTGGCTGGGGCTGATATGATTATAACCAATCCGCCTTGGGACCGGCCTGTCCTGCACCAGATCATAGAACGCTGTGCGCTGCTTAAGCCGACATGGCTGCTCTTTGACGCTGACTGGGCTTTCACGAAACAAGCATATTCCTACATGCAGATTTGCCATAAAATAGTTTCTGTTGGGCGGGTCAAATGGTTTGGCGGAACGGCTGGCAAGGACAATTGCTGCTGGTATCTATTTGATACTAATAGGAAATATGAAGGCACAAAATTTTTTGCAAAAATCTGAGAATATGGCTTGACGCCAGTATGGCAACACGCCAGTATGCATTATGCCAATACGGCATTGATATTGATTTAGGAGATACAGATGACAAACCTCGCAACTCTCGCTGACCGCTACGCTGACATCAAGGCCGAGATCGACGGTCTGGAGCGCCTCCTCAAGGATCTTCGCAAGGAGATCATGGCTACGGGCCGCGAAGAGATCGTTGGCACTCGCGCCATCGTCTCGGTCGGCCTCTCCGAGCGCACCTCGCTGGACACAGCAGCCATCAAGGAACTCCTGACCGACGAGCAGATCGCTTCCTGCTCCAAGACGGCTCTGATTGAGACCGTCCGCGTCAAGCCCGTCAAACCTGCGATCATGGCGTGAGGGGCGCGCCATGACACCGATTGAGACGGTCAAAAGCAAAAAGGACGGGATCTATCTCGTCTATTATTTCGGCAATCTGGTGGGCTGGATTCAGCCCTCCAAGTTGCTTGGCGACGGCCACCGCAAGGGTTATCGCGCCCTATCTATTCACGGCGATCTTTCGCATGTCTACAGCCTGAAGTCTGGCCGTGACTGGCTTTTGGCGACTTATCACTAAGGGGAATATCATGTTTGAAGATGACAATATGTTTTTGCTGTGCCTTGAAGATGTCGATGGCGATACGATTTCCATGTCTCAGCCATACACGAATGATGACACCATCATGCTTCGCGTTGAAAACGATGGAGAAATCTGCGGAATCATCGTTGATGGGCCGATGGCAATGGCGATCATGGGCGTTCTGTTTCCATTCATCCAGAAGTTCAAATTAGAAGAATATCTTAAGACAGAGATCTAATCATGAAACCGAGACCGGAGCTTCAGACTGAGGCAGATCATTTACTGAAACTGCTTTGGGATCTGAACATCACCAACACGGAGGCGATCCGAGAGTGTGGCTGCAATACAACCACATTCTATCGGTGGCTTTCCGGTCGGACGCCTATTCCAAGGTCAGTCATCCGCATGTTTGAACTGATGTTGGAGATCCGTCAAAAACCTGTTGCCCAAGAGGCAGCGGAGGCGTAGGATCAAAAGACTGAGGCCCACCGGGAGCGACACCGATGGGCCTCTAAAACCAACTACGCGGACCAGACGCGCGTTGGGCTTACCCGATTTTTACCATGGGCAAGCTCATCTCGCAACCGCAACCGGGGTGCGATTAGATGAGCCTACCTTTTATGCCCATGTATTGGGGTGACTATTGGCGTGATACGACACACCTGTCGGACGCCGAGCATGTCTCATACCTCAAACTGATCTCACACTACTGGCAGCACGGTAGTTTGCCAGACGATGACGCTCGTTTGGCTCGCATTGCAGGTCGGTCGGAAGCCGATTGGCAGGCCATGAAGCCTATGCTCCAAGCATTCTTCAAGCATTGCTGGAGCCATGCTCGGATTGATCGTGAGCTTAAAAAACAAGTTTCTCTCCGCGAGACAAATTCTGAGCGCGCAAAAAAGGCCGCAGCGGTCAGATGGCAACGAGATCAAGGGGTTGATACTCATACGACTACCCCCTCAAATGCAAATAGCAATGCTCCGAGCATACTCCAAGCATCCTCCGAGCAATGCTTGACTAATGCCAACCAGAACCAGAACCAGAACCAGATATTAGAATCTAAAAATAAATATATTCGCTCGCCGAAGCTCGCTGAGAGTGGGTTTGCCGAGTTCTGGAAATTCTATCCTCGGAAGACAGCCAAGGGTGCAGCCGAGAAGGCGTGGCTCAAGGCTGTCCAGCAGGCGGATGCCCAGACGATCATCGCTGGCGTCCAGTCCTGCAAGTTCTCATCCGATCCGCAGTACATCCCTCACCCGGCGACTTGGTTGAGCCAGCGCCGAT